ATCATAGAGTTCTCCATGATACTCTGAGGCTTATACCGATCCACCAGGTTCTTGGCTGTAGGATCGCTGACAAACTCTTCCTGCGAATAAAAGGCCGCAACCTTGTCCATATTTCCCTTGATTGTTGCTAACATTTCAACAGCCTCTTCCTTGTTGGGAAGGTCTTGGACAAGGTATTTTTGCCCGTCCTTCTCAGCTTTCACGGAAACTAAATTCCCGGGACCACCATTCACATACTGGTACAGTAGGTACCCTAGCATGGCAATGATTATGACCACAACCTGTGGTGTAAACTTCATTATTTAGATGCCTCAAAAGGTTTAGTGGACGGGCTTGGCACCGGCTCCAGACTCGCCAATCTCCAGCTCGCGGCGGTACAGGTCCGGCTCGATCGTGGAGTTCAGGAAAGGCGAGATGGCCGCACGCGGGTTCGGGGGGTCCGAGCGGACGTCCAGGTTGGCGTTGCGGAGGGACTGGCCGATCGTGTTGATGCCGTAGTGGTACGTGGGGGTCAGGAAGTTCTGGCCCTTGAGGTCGCCGAGGCCGACGGGGTTGGTGGCCGCCCAAGACGCACCGAGGCCGCCCTTGGGGAGCAGCTCCTCGGGCGACAGAACCGTCTGAGAATAGGTCTGCTGGCCCGTGGGGTGGCGATCCTCCTGGGCGAGCGTAGGGGTAGAGTTGCCGCCCTCCGAGTGGGGGTTGGGGTTCGTGGGGTACGACGGGTTGTTAGACAGGGGTCCCTGGGGCTCCAGGCCGCCGACCTCCATACCCTCGCCGAGGAACTTCGAGCCACTGTACGCATTCACTACGGCGACGAGGACAACAATTCCGGCGACCACAGCACCGAGGCGGACGAGGCTATTCTGGGATAGTTTCATCGCTAGTTTATATTGTCCAAGAGACAAAAAGAATGGATAAAAAGAAGACTGGCTTCTTCGACAACATTTTCCAGGACGTCCTGGAATTCTCAGCCAAGCCCGAGACGCACTCCTACATCGAGCTACATGTTATCAAGCCCCTGCTTTCCCGCATTTTCCACCAGCTCTACCCTTACCTGATTGGCATCCTGGTTCTCTGGATTCTGATGTTTGCCTGCCTGGCTGTCATTCTTCTCATGCTGATGCGAGGCAGTATTCTCGACAGCATCGTCGTTTTCAGGAAATAGCATTCGCGTGAGTTGGTACTTGTTCAGGTTCCAGAACCCCCTGAGCTCACGCTGTCTCGCGATCTCCCGAAGCTCAATAATCGTCATCTTCTCGATCCGGTACCGCGACGGGAGCTCGGGCATACTGAGAAGCTCCACCAGACGAGCCTTCGGAAGGATATAGTACTGCTTGATACGGCGGCCCTTGGCCATCTTCTTCAGCGACGCAAGAGGTAGAGCATTAAGGTCAGACATTTCGTTATTTAATCTGGATTTACCATAACAGAGTGGGATGGATCTCGTATCCGTTTTGGTGGTTTTGTTATGTACTTCCATAGCCATATTCGCGGCGTTGTACGCTTACGGAATGTCAAATCTCCAGGAAATCAAGGATAACTGGGTGAAGTACCGATGCAATCCAGTCTACATGCCTATGGCGGGAATGGTGGGTTCGGACATATCGTCAAATTTCCTGAACTGCACCCTCCAAACAGTGAACACCTACGCGGGCTTTGCTCTGGATCCCGTGTACCAGAACTTTGGAATGCTGACAAATATTATCAACGACATTATGGGTGCTATGAACGATATGCGTGAAGCTGTGACAGGTGCGTCTTCGGGATTTATGGGTATTATCCAGTCCACGTTCGGAAAGCTCCAGAACACGTTACAGAACACCGTTCAGTTATTCGGACGGGTACGCACTCTCATAAGCCGTCTCATGGCCGTATTTGCGGTGATGATGAATATCGTATCAACCGGAGTCCAGACTGGAACATCGGTGAAGAATGGACCGGTAGGACAAGCCGCCGACTTCTTCTGTTTTGATCCGCATACCCCTGTCTCCACCCTGGAAGGATTTGTTCCGATGTGCGGAGTACGTCCAGGCACGCGGTTGGCCGACGGTCAGTTGGTTCAGAGCATCCTAGAATTTGACGGTCATGCGACACAGATGTTCAGTGTGGGGTCGATCCGGGTGTCGGGCAATCACAAGATTTTCCACGAAGGTAAATGGATACGCGTTGAAGACCATCCCTTGGCCGAACCCGCCGAGCCATGCCACCGTCTCTTCTGCCTGAACACGGAGAAGCACACGATCCCCATCGGTGGATTCCTGTTCAAGGATTACGAAGAAACCAGCGATCCCCAAATTCTCGCGGAGTTTTTCGAGAAGGTGGAACAGCATTACGGAATCGCCCGTTCGTCCAAGAAGAAGGCGGATCCTGCCAAGTTCAGGCTCACTGGAGTTCTGGTTGGATCCTCGGTCATTCTAGAAGACGGCAGTATTGCCAAGGCAGACGAAGTGAGGATTGGACAGTCCCTGAAATACGGCGGTGAAGTAGAGGGAATCGTTCATCATAAGATTGATGGCTTATCGACCTATAAAGGCGTGGGTATTGCTCCCGGAACCTGGATTGTCCCCCAGGAGGGAGGAGTGGTTCCCATCACAGAATTACGGTCGGATGAGACCCATAATTACATCCAGTTCCTCACAGATTCTTGCCATTACGCTGTAGCTTCTCCCACGGGAGAATTTGTCATTCTAGACGATCACGAGGTCCCCGACGATCGTATACACACGTGGCGTGATAATGAAATCCAAAAAGAGAGTGTGTAGAAGATAAGGATGGATATTTTATCTACAAGTGCGGTGCTCATTGGCCCCCTCCTTATCCTGGGGGTCATTGTGTACACCTACGTACAAGCAAATCTTGATAACCTGCGAGAGGACTGGACGACCTATCGCTGCAATCCTATGTACATGCCATTTGCCGGGGGAATACAGCCGGAGGTGTCCACGATAGAGAACTACCAGTTCTGCGTGAACATGATGGCTCAGAGCGTTTTTAGTCTGCTGATGGAGCCCGTGAACCTCATGTTCAACGTCTTTAGCGGTATTCTCGGAACAGTGGTCCACGACTTAGGATACTTTCGCAATTTCGTGAGCGGAATCATGACCTTTATAACGTCGTTCATTGGTGATATATTCTCCAAAATCCAGAACACGTTCGGTGTTATGGTTTCTCTTTTGTCCCGCATTCGCAATCTTACGTCTCGTATCCTGGGTTCGGCAGGGTACGCTGCCACAATCATGATCACGTCGATTAATTTCATAAAGTCCCTGTGGAGTATGCTCGTAACTCTCATCAACACTATAGTCACGATTCTGTTCGCTCTCTCCATCGTTCTCTCCTTCGTGTTCCCACCCCTCCTCGTCTTCGCTATCTTCCTCGGCAGCCAGATTGGTCTCTCCTTCTGCTTCCACCCCGATACTCCCATCTACGTCGAGGGTAAGGGACTCATCAAGGTCTCGGAAGTCAAGGTCGGCGATGTGTTCCGTGAAGGTTGTACCGTCACCGCCACGATGCGGTGCTTGGCTGCGGGAGTCCCACTGTATACGTACGAGGGAGTGGTCGTCTCGGGAGAACACCTTGTCCTGGAAAACGGCAAGTGGATCTACGTACGAGACTCGCCCAAATCTATTCGTTATGTGGGCCCGAACCCAGAACTTATTTACTGCTTCAATACCACGGATCATCGGGTCCCGATCGGCCAGACTGTTTTCGCAGACTACGAAGAGATCGAGGAGCCGCCGAATTACGAGGCTCTGGATCCGTCCGACAAAGTCACGACCGCCCTTGGACATACTCCTCTGATGTTTGCTTTCCCTGGAATGCCGACCCGGGATGGTGTTATCAAGGCTATTGTAAACCTGCCCAACGGAAAGATGCAGGTGTTCATGGGCAACCACGACGGAATGTTCATGCTGAACGGAAAACGTATGGTTCGGGACTACCCCGACTCCCACGATCCTGCTGAACTTGCCAAGATCCAAGAACGTGTCTTGGCTGAACTCAACGGGAATAAAAATGTAGTCGGCTAATAACAATAGAAAACAATGAAGGACAAGACAAGCATTGTTCTCGCCGTAGGTGCGGCCGCGTTCGCCCTCGCCGTCGTTGCTCGCTTTATGCTCACTGGCAGCCTCACTCGTGAGACGTTCATGCAGCAGGATATTGGTGCTCCCGTCAACCATTACCAGGAGGGTGCCTACAATGGAATCGACATTTCTAATGGAAACTCGTGGTCGCAGACGACCGCTCCCACACCCCTCAAGGCGTACGAGGCTGCCAACGATAACGAGCTCTTTGCGTTCCAGAACTCAACATTCAAGCCTGAGTGCTGCCCTGCCAGCATTACAGCCGACACAGGCTGCCTGTGCCTCGGCGACAAGGATGAGAAGTCGCTGGCTTACCGTGGCGGAAACCGCGTGGCGTAAAGTAAACAAATCCATTTACATTCCCCTCGTATCTATAAACAAATGTCCTTTGAGATCTCGAAGATTCTCAAAGAATGCTTGGATGATATGCGGACAGAGTTCCCTTCCGTTGCCCCGGTTCTAGACTCTAACTACGGCGGGGAGTCAGTTGACTACCCTGCCGAGGTCGAGCGGTTCAAGACCCTTGTACAGCCGCACTTCATGGCCGCAATCAAGAAGGATGATGATCTGTTCAAGGAACCCCGAGAGTTTCTCCGCGGAATTGACTTTTCCGAACTCTACAAGGACGCCTCCGAGAAGAAGAAGGAAGCGATCTGGAACTATACCCGCATGTTCCTGATGTCCTCCTACCTCGGCTCGGATATCATGGAGACCGTAAAGGGGCTGTGGTCCAAGTTCACGGGCAAGGAGTCTACAGATGAGGTGGACGAGATTCTCAAGGACGAGAGCACGCAGTCGGGACTCCAGGATCTTCTGGAGACGCTGAAGGAGACGCGGATCTTCAAGCTGGGCATGGAGGTCATGGAGAACCTGAACGTCGAGGCTCTAGGGCTAGAGGCGATTGATTTCACGGACATTCCCGCACTCATGGAAATGGTGAAGAACCCCGAGCACCCCGTGACGAAGAAGGCGATCTCGTCGGTCCAGAAGATTATTGAGCAGAAGATGCGGTCTGGCAGTCTCAAGAAGGAGGATTTTGTGCGGGAGATTGAGATGCTGAAGGAGAAGTTCAAGCACTCGATCGGAAAGTTGTTCAAGACGGAGTTTTTCGGAGAGCAGGGCGATCGCCCTACCGCATCTGCCGCGGATCTCACGAGCAATCATCCCGAGGCTCGGCGGGCACGAATGCTGGCTCGTCTACAACGTAAGGTTGCAAAGAAGTAAACTAAAGTCTCCTTATCACAATAATGAGTCGGGAGACATTTTGGTTAGACGACCCCGCCAACCTTTTCACGAACTGGAGTCGGTTTCTTCCGACCAACGATATGACTGTCCCTGAAGCCTTGAATGCGGTGGTTCGATTCACGATTTACTCGACCGTCCTCATTGCGGCGATCACGCAGAAGACGTGGTATCTTCTTCTGATACCTCTGGTCATGCTCGCGTCCGTCTTTCTTGTCAAGATGTTTCCCCGGACACAGGTTCTCAGGGAAACATTCTCCGGCGGCGGAAGCGGTATTAAGTACGCCACGCCTACTCCTTCCAACCCTTTTATGAACGTCCTGTTCACCGATTACGTGGACAACCCCCAACGCCCACCGGCTCCCCCTGATGTCACCAGCGAGACGATGAAGCATAGCATCAACGAGGCTTTTGCGAAGACGAGCGATCTGTTCATGGACACATCGAACAAGTACGGCCTAATGCAGTCTGCTCGTCAGTGGGTATCCCAGGCGGCCACCACAATTCCGAATGATCTGGATGGATTCCAGAAGTTTCTGAACAAGGATAACTTCTCCCAGAAACTTGATTCAGAGTCTTACGTTATTGCGAAGGGATCAACAACTAAGCCCGATGGATATCAATGAGATCTTCAATTGCTCCAGCATCCATGAGTGCACCTGTATGATGCCAACTCTTTCCGTCTTTATGTACGGCATAGGTGGGAAACCCCTCTATACCTTTCATGAGTTGAGGAGGCATCGCGGTCTCTTCGACCTGTATCACACGAACTCCCGGGGGAGACCGGTCGCAGAACTCCTGCCACGGTTCCTCTGACATTTCACACGCGGGACATCCCACCTTGTGAATACGCACAACCATAGGAACCTGCTTGGACATTTCAGCAAGGACTGCCTTCTGGTCTGACTGTTTTGTGTAGGACTTTGCTTTCTTTGGCATTATTCCCTCTTATGAAAATATAATACACATGTCGTGTCCGCAAAACTTGTATCCTATCAGTACCGGAATGTATGTCGGAAAAGACGAGAACGGCAAGCCCGTCCAATTCAAGGGAATTCCTGCGTACCGAGAGTACCTTGCGAAGCTAGCAGCGGGTGGACACCCCTGCCCCGACGTATCCATGAGCGTTATTCCTGCAGAGTTTAAAACTGAAGTAACCCCGTTTACGGGATTTCTTGAGTTCAAGCCTGCGAATCCGCATCAGCAGGCAATGTATTCGGCCATGTCGCCGTACTGGGTTGGTTGGACTGAAACAGAAGCAGCATTCGGTCGCGATCTTAATAAATCACTTTCCCGATAGGCACTCCGCCAGCAGGCATGGGGTCAGGGAGCGACCACGCGTCGTTCTTAGGATACGAATCGGGGACCGTACCGTGATTACCACCGTTGGGTCCTACAGGTGTATACCCTCCCTTGAACTTACGACGGTAAGTTTTGCGACGCAGGTTCCGACGAGACTTGCGTCCGCCCTTCTTTGTCTTGCGATATTTTGCCATTTATACATGTAAGAGAAACAGAAATGATACGCTCCGAAGTGATGGGTTGGGCCACTATATTTCTCATCATCCTATTTGCATTTGTCCTGCTTCCCGTTCATGAACGGTTTGTGGATGCCCAGGGACGCTACACGGATGTATCTCCCAACGCTCCTGCCCGACCTTCGTGGATGGGAAGACCAACAACAGATTCGCTTGTTTCGGCAGCAAGCGTACGGCCTGTTGATACCTCCACTGCCTATTCCCGCACGGCACCGCAAGTTAGACGTCTGGGAGCCCCCACATCCAATATGTCGTCAGCACCGGTAACGGGAGTAGGAGTCGGAAGCGGAGGACCATCTACATGCTGGGGGGATCCTGTTGATGGCGAGTCTGGAAACTTCGTAAGTGCTCAGGCACACGGAAACTATATGAGCAAGACGTTGTCTGCTGTAACGGCGTGTTATGGCGGCTCTTTCCCACCTCCAGGAACTCAACCTACGCCGGCTCAAATGGAGTGCATTAAAAAGTCTTCGGGGTCGTATCCTACGTTGGATGAAGCGAAAACCGCATGTTCCGCTGATGCAGCATGCAAGGCAGTCCTCAGTGAATTGCGGGGGCCTGCAACTGTGTATTCTAAATTTAACGAAGATGCAACAATTGGACCTTCGGGCGGGGCACGTTATCCGGGGAAGAAGATTTATGTCAAGAAACCGTGTGCTGGTTCGTCGAACCTGGTTATCCTTCCACCCCCTGTCTCTGCTGCTCCTCGCGTAACATCTACGCTTGGAACGACCGACCCCTCGATTTCCGGAATGGACGGAACGTACAACTCTGGTATTATTCCCCCGTCTGGAAGCCCGTGGGAAGGAATCCGGGGATTGACAACAGAGATGGCTTCGGTTCCTACTAACCCTGCATTTGAGGCTCAGACGCGTCCGAACCCTCCGCTAGGAAATCTCCTGCCCACTGAACCTGACATGGGACTCTTTGGACCCGGTCCCTATGTTCTACGCAAGAATCTTGTAGCGTGTACATGTGCCTCGCAGGCTGCGGGATGCTCCGTTCATCCTCGGCAGCGATAATTTGATGTGTAAGAGTAATAGTAATGAAGTATATCCTCATTGGACTCATTCTTGTCCTGGTAGGAGCACTGTGGTTCCTAATGCCAGCACGTGAGGGTCTCGACAACCCGACATGCTGGGAAGACGTTCTAGATGCTTCTACCGGAAGATTTGTGGATATGGTGGAAGCGACGGTAAGCCTCCGCAGAAAGTATCAAATGACACTGAATGAGGCAAAGATCGTATGTGCCGCAGATCCCAGCTGTATCGGCATAGTATCTGGACCTGGACCAGGAGGAGCGACAGTGTATAGCAGTTATAGTGGAAGCCCTACGATTGTCCCTGTGGATGTTGCTCCCCTGCCTGCTCGTGGAGAGAGGATGTTTTACGCGAAGAAGCCGTGCCAATCGCTTGTGACGTCAACCCCACAACCCCCTGGGTGCCCGACAGGCGGTGAGGGAGTCACGAGTGTCAAGCAAAGTGGAGGCCAGAACGTTCGCTTGTATACTCAAAGCGAGTGCAGGAAGCTCAACGGTACCTGGGTAGGAAACGGTGCACGCGACTGGGGCATGAAGACAGATAAGGTAGGAGAGTGTTACGGAACACCGGGAGTCAATCTCTCCTTCTGTAACCAGACTGCTCCTCCTTCGCCTGTTGCGGCTGTAGAGGCGGGCATTCCTCCTCCGGCTGCTCCCCTGCCGATGAACCCTCCCGCTCCTCCCCCTGCTCCGGCTCCGGCCCCGGCACCGGCACCTGCCCCGGCCCCTCCCCCCGCACCTGCCCCTGCTCCTCCAGTTGCAGATTCTCAAATGGGAACTCTGATCAGCCTCCTGCAGCAAGATATCGCGAGCCGTCAGTCGTCTCTTCTGAACACCGCAAACAATCCTGCGGTGCCTGTCGGATCCCTGCTTGCCCAGACAACCGTAGATCCGAACTGGAAACCTGTACAGAACGCAACGATCCCAGGTCCCAACTTCAATTCAATGAAGTCACTTGGACCGCTTGATAATGTTCCTAAGAGCTCGCTGGTACCGTGCACGTGCCCCACCTACACCATGAGCTGCCCCATCCACGCTGGATCCATGCCGTCGTCAGTGGTTCCTGGCGACACGATCTCTGCCCTCACCAAGGCTCAAGACCAGTATGATATCATGCGGCCGTTCAACAATACTGCCGAGGACGTTCCTGGTTTTCTAACTACATTTAGTGCCTTCGGGTAATATAATAAGTAGAGCATGTTCGGACTTCACAACCATCGTGGAAGCTGCTGGGTAAACGCTGCACTTCAAGGATTGTTCTCGTGTCCGGTTCTGACTGATCGGTATTCCGACAATGAAAATGTAGATAGGGAAAATCCGGTAGATGTGTGTGTGGAATCCATCTACCGCAATAAGGGAACCGCGGGCCTGCGTGAGTTCTTTGATGTGATCAAGACATCGTACCTACCCGCCGGCGAGAACATCGGGGACAGCCACGAACTGATCGTTCATCTGTGCGACAAGCTGCCCTGGCTGGACAAGGAGTTCCGCTTCGATATTGGAGATCGTATCGAGTGTGGAGGGTGCAAGGTCACACAGTTCGAGAAGACGAGTGCCATCGATATTCACCTGATGCCTTCCAAGCCCGGGATCCCGCTTCTGGACGCGATTCACGAGTATGTCCAACCCCACGCGATCTCGGACTGGAAGTGCGACAAGTGTTCTCACGTTGGATGTCAAAAGCAGGTGCTGTTTGGATCCTTCCCTAAAGTTTTGATGATCTGGTCTATGACTCCTATCGATTACTCCAGCCTCCTGGTTCTCAACGGCAAGAAGTATTTCCTCTTTTCGGTCGTGTGTTTCAACGGAGGTCACTGGTGGACGTATGCACGTAAGCTCCCGCCAGGACACGCGTGGTATGTCTTGGACGATACAAATGTCCGAGAGATGGACTCTAAGAAGTTCCCTGTCGATCGTACGATGCGAGTCCTGCTTTATTTCCTATATGAAAACTAATGAGTCAACCCGACCTCCCCATAATCCTGACACTAGTGTCCGGAGTTATTGTCGTCGTTGTCATGATGATGCTTGCAGTCACGGACTTTGTTGCGTTCCTTGCGTTCAGCATTTTGATCGCGGCCATCTCGTTTGTGCTTTACTACTTTGGATTCGTAACGTTCAAACTAGAGCCTCGGGAACTGGATATCACCTACAACGTTGATCCATTTGCGGGTCAGAGGGTAGCGTCTGTTCCTGCCCCCATTCCCACCGAAGTGTTCTATGTGTCGGACAACAAGTTCACATATGAGCAAGCCCCGTTGGTGTGCAAGGCCTACGGTGCCGAGATTGCGTCCTACGCCCAAGTTGAGCAGGCGTACAATGCGGGTGCAGAATGGTGCGGATACGGATGGTCGGAAGGCGGAATAGCACTGTTCCCTACCCAGAAGGCGACGTGGGAGAAACTGCAGAAGGACACCAACCCTCAGAACCGTATTAAGTGTGGTCGCCCCGGAGTGAATGGAGGGTACTTTGATCCCAAGACGCAGTTCGGAGTCAACTGTTATGGTATCCGCCCATCCAAGCCGAAGGGTACGATTCCCTCGACAGATCCGGCGGTTGATAAGCTTCTCGATGTTCTCAAGAAGAACCTGTCGTCTTTCGTCGTCCAGCCGTTCAATTCAAAGCTGTGGTCAGAGAACCCGATGGGCAATATTCAGTCGTCGCAGACGTCCACGCCCACCGCATCCCCCGTTCCTGGAGCAACACAACCGACGACATCACAGACTACACGGCCGTCGGCCCCTGGAACGACATCGACGCTCATGAGTGCTCGGCCTTCGGCTTCAACCACAGCGGCCTCTGCGGCCGCGGGATCGGTCAGCCAGGCTCCTCCGGCTGCTAGCACCTCTTCTCGCACAAGTGGGTCAACGGGGACGAACCCAATGGGAATTCTGACAGATACGTTTAACAGCCTGGGGTCCAGTGCATCAAATTTTGTCAGCGGGTTATAAGTAAGTAAGGAATGAGCACCTGGAACCCCGATGACGCCCATGTCCTAGAATCTCGCTGGACGTTCCAGACTCCCGTGAACGCCCAGGACGCTCCCCCGCGTACGCCGTTTGTGGGTTCGTTTAACGTTCCGCTCGCCCGCGAACGCCTGCAGCCCAATAACTTTCAGTGGCTCGTTTACCGTCCGCAGGAACATGCGATTCCGCCGTTCGAGTATTTCAAGAACACGCGTGCTCCGTCGCGGGTTATGACGTCCACGAATTTTCACTACCCCAATAAGTAATAACACCATGATCGAAGTTGCCCTTTTTACTGGTGTCGGATTGCTAGGCTATATCCTAGCTACCCAATACAAGGAGGAGTCCCCCCTGGTGATCCGGGAGGGGTTCACGGATGTGAATACCTCGCAGAATACTCCGATCGCCCAGAACGACAGTGTCGCCTACTCCCAGGACAACAAGGGGCACAATAACATGGTACCGTTCTTCGGTCCCAAGGTTACGCAGAATACGCAGGCGGCTGCGAACTCGTCCATCCTGGACTCGTATGCTGGTACGGGTAGCGACTATTTCCAGAAGCGTGAAGTCTCATCCTTCTACGATGTGGTCCCTGGCCAAGGCCTGCCATTCGGAAACCAGAACGAGTCGGATTTCTACCAGTCTCGTATGGTTGCTGGAATGAATATGAAGAACGTATCGCCGATCGAACGGACCTATGTCGCACCAGGTGTGAACGACGGATACAACAATCTTGGTTCGGGTGGGTACCAGCAGTTCAACGCTACCCAGGAGTTCGCCAAGCCCCGTACCACTGACGAGCGTCGTGCGGCGAACAAGCCCAAGCTGTCGTACGATACTCCGGTCATTCCTGGATCGTACTTCATTACTCAGCCGGGTCTACAGCCCCCTGTCATGAAGAATCGTCCGGATACGTTCCAGGTTCTGTCGGACAACAATGGCGAGATGCTGTACCTCAACACTACGGGCGGAGCTCAGGTAGCCCCTGCCTCCTTCCCTCAGCAGATGTTCAAGGAGCAGCAGCGTGAGACGACCAATTTGGAGTACTACGGAACGGGTGGAGCGGCGTTTACGTTTGCCAATTACATCCGGGCATTCACCGAGCCGTTCGAGGAGTTCATGAAGCTGACGGTGGGCGAGTGGGCGGGCCCTGGTGGTGGTGCTGGTTCGGCGAACGAGGGAACCTACCTCGCGGACCCGTACCTGGTTGCGTACACGAACCCTGGACGCGAGTTGTCGTCCATGACGAATTACACACCCCCTGGCAACATCCAGATGAACGCGGGCGAGGCACAGGTGGGTGCCGTCAAGGTGAACAAGGACGAGGACATGATGATCAATATCCGCCAGTTCGTGGATCCTGCCAACGTTGTGTCAACGGGTGCGACGGTACAGCAGCTGGGCGTGTACCGCTTCAACGAGCCTATTCCGCAGGACCAGGAGATCAAGAACATGGATCCTACTATCCTGGACGCTTTCCGTGCGAACCCGTATACACAGAGCCTCACGAGTTCACCGTCGATGGTGAACGAGCTGACGTCGCGGTAATGGCTTACGAGTGTAGCATAAGAGTAAGAATAACATGGATATTGGGGACGCCCTGTCTTCGCTTTTGTACGGACAGTTGGAGGTGGATATTCGCAATCCTACGCATCTAGAGCAACTAGAGATTGTGCGTGCGATTGTGGCGAATCCGGGGGCTATTCGGAGACTAAAGATCGTCGGCGACGTCCACCCTTGGGTGTCTGCCTTGCTGGACTGCGTGCGTGAACAGGAGAAAACGACAGCTCGCGACTCGATGCTTCCGGCAAAAGTGGAGTCGCGGGAGCCGGTGCAGGTGCGGGTGGAGCGGGAGGAGTCGTAGCCGGGGCTGGAGCAGGAGCCGGGGCTGGAGCAGGGGGAATAAACCCGGTGAAATGGTCATCGGCGGCCTTCTTGAGAAACTCGTACTGTCCTCGCTCGGTAGATTCGGGAGGGAGTGTCGGGATCTTCTTGGCGATTGCGGCGTAGGACTGGTTGAGGGTAGGACGCTCGGCGGTGACCATCATGACGTCCTGGAGATTGGCACGGCTGGACGTGTACGCATTAATCCGTTCCTGGAGAGGACGGTCTTTCAGTTCGTTGAATGTGAGTAAGTTTACGGTATTCAACGTTGACTGATTCTTGAGGATTTCCGCGGCGTTCACAGGTTTCACTGGGAGCATCATGTGAGTCGCATAGGCCGCACCGAAACAACATACTGCGGATCCGGCGGTTAAAGCGGCGATCATTATGTATAGCGGAAAAACAATTATGCGTCTCGTTGACGATGGAACGCTTCTTCGCGTTCAAAATAATTTGCTCCAGTCCAAAAATATTCAGAATCTCCACGGATCCTGGTGGTTCAACGTCCTGATGTTCTTCCTTGTTGCCGGGATATTCATCTTCTTCCTTTCGACTCAATATACCTCCACGAAATACATCATCGAGGCCGAAGCGACACGCAAAGACATTCCCTTCAAGGAGAACTCGTTCCACAACGCGGTGCGAAATCGTATTGATATGTAATAATGCCGCCGCGTAGTACAGATCTACTAAAACTCAAACTTGATATGGTCTATCGCGGGCTGGCAAAAGACAAGGCAGAGACACGATTCACCGAGATCGTCACACCTGTCCCCGCCCCTGCTCCGTCTCCTGCCCCTGCCCCTGCCCCAGTACCCACCAAAACGAATTCAACAGAGAGCAAGACAGCGTAAGATTATCTTAAAATGAACATCTTCTTCCTCCATTGGAATCCCCGCAAGTGTGCCAAGTATCACTGTGATAAACACGTCATCAAAATGATCCTGGAATCCTGTCAGCTGCTCTACACCTGCCACTGGGTCCACTCTGAACCTGCTCCTCCGCCTTATATTGATTGTGCCCCGGGAGGAGGGTACAAGCCCACTCATCGCAAACACCCCTCTGAAATTTGGCTGTGCGAATCACTCGACAATTATCGGTGGCTCATTCAGCTTGCACGGGAACTTCTGGTAGAGTATGCGTATCGCTACGGGTCTGATCGCGTCCACGCATGCGAGAAGCACCTCGATTGGCTGGCAGCGGTCTATCCCTCCGGCCTGATGTCCCGAGGTCTCACCCCGCCGCGGTGTGCAATGCCACCAGAGTTCAAGACGGCAGGAGATGCAGTGGAGTGTTACCGGGCATACTACTGTGGTGCCAAACTCCACATTGCGAACTACCGAAAACGCCACCGACCTCATTTCTTGCCCAAGTATAATGAGTGAAGGCGGTGCTAAAATATCAGTAACCGCAGCAGCGGCTTCTCAGAATCTCGGTATTCGAGCGAAGCGTGCTAAGAAAACCGTAGCTACACGTCGCAGGTCCGAGTCAGATATATCCAAGGCTCTTCCTGCTACCGGTGCTATGGGAATTGAGAACTTGAAGGCCAGGGCTGCGAAGGCAAAGGATGCTGTGGCCGCTAAACCGAAATCAGATGTAGCTGCTGAGACGCCTGCTGCCGAGTCCAAGGCTCTCCCTGCTACGGGAGCCAAGGGAATTGAGAATCTCAAGGCTCGTGCAGCGAAGGCAAAGGACGCAGTTGTAACAAAGACTGCCGACGGTGCTGCCGAGATCGAGAAGGCCGTAACTGGCCAGCCGGGTCTGGATACACAGGCAGTAGATACCGTGACCGATGTGGCCAAGTTAGAGTTTCCTCCAGAACTCACAGGATGGTCTCGCGTAAACGTTCCCTCTACAGATTTTGACTGCCTCATTCATTCTATGCTCATTGCGATCAGCCCGACCTTCCGCAAGCAGCCTCTCGGCGTCCGTAACGCGATCGCATCCAACTTTCGTCGCGACGGTCTTTTTTCCAAGACCGAGGGACTCACCGACGAGGAGGCCAAGCGTATTGCTGCGAACCAGACATACCTTGAGACATCCGAGCTCGAGAAGTTCGCCAAGCAGCACGGTCTCAACTTTTTGATTGTGGCTAAGACGTCAGGGGCTGTCCAGGCGGATATCCTGAAAACTAAGGAGAAACTCCCAGGACAGAAGGAGGCAAGTGTCCTGGAAGGAAAAGCGGGGGCACCGGTGTACGTCCTATACAACGATAACCAGAACCACTTTGAGGCTGTGCACGGACCCGGTGGAGAGTATTCTATGCCGTACGATGAAGCTATCAAGATCTCCAAAAATTTTAACAAGGACGTCCCACCGGAAGAGGCTAAGAAACTCCTTGCCGCCAATGCCGAAGAGAAGGCAGTGGCAGCGGCAGCCCCCGCATCTCCCACTCCCTCTGAGAACCCTGCTCCTCCCGTCCCCGGAAGTCCGCCAGTAGGCGACGATTTCGGGTTCATCCACTTAACGGACAACGTCGATCCTCCTGATGTCATCGCCCACCGTTTTGTCCTGTCACGTGATGGAGACGTTCTCAAGCCGTCGATGCAGCTTATGGGCTCAGACACTGCAACCCCCAAAATTGAATCAATCAAGACTGCTTCGCGGGAACGTACCCGTGCCGAAAAGAAGGTTCTCAAGCGTGGAGACGGAACAAGTGTGAAGCCGGACGAGACGATTGTGGGAGCGTACTCGGACATGGAAATCCCCCTATTCCACTTTGCGTCTGATGTCGAGAAGTTCCTGGATGATCCCAACGTCGTTTCATCGTCATCTCCCACAATTCTCCCGCCTACCAGCCCCCTCCTAAAACCCCGTGACGTACCGTCCGAACAGGCGATCACGTTCAATCTTAAGAGCTCGATTCCCGAAATCACATTCAATCCTTCCTCATCGGCGTTCAACAATTTTTACGTCGGACCGGTTGGAAAGAAGGATCACCGTGTCGCTCTCCATGGTTTCCTAGTCTCGCCTGTCGTTGCAAAGATCAAGGGACGTGGAGATATTACGCTTCAGAAAGGGTTTGAGATGGTGTCGGTACTCACGGGAACACTTGGCTCAGCCCCGATAGGAACTGTTGTGGTGCCGATGGTGCCCCCGGAAACCCCGGTGCTTGCCCCCGCTCCAGCTCCTGCTCCTGCCCCTGCCCCCGCTCCTGCTCCTGCTCCTGCTCCGGCTCCAGCTCCTGCTCCTGCCCAGACCCGCGGACGTTCAACTACCCCGGTTGCACCGACAACAACAGACGTAACTGTAGCCCCAGATGCCGTAGGAGCTATGGCTGCTCGCAGTTCGTCTCCGACCCCTCCCCCCGAAGTCCCTTCTCCTTTCACGACTGAAGTGGGTGTCAACCCTAACGCGGTAGGAGCTCTAGCCGCCCGATCTGCGTCTCCTCCCCCTCCTGTACCGAAGCTCGAGGAGAACAAGCAGTTGGTACAGAATATGTCCCAACAGGCGTCTGATCTTGTCAGGATAGAGGCCAGGCGTGATAAGGCCGAGGCGGATATTGCTGGGGCAGGAGATGTTTCGCCCCAGCGGCGGCTACAGCTGATCAATGATGCCCAACAAATGAAGAAGCTTGCTGCCGATGCCAAGAAGAAGTGGGAAGCTACGGGGAAGAAGGTACTGGATGCAGCCGAGAAGGAACATGAGCGTGTGAAGAAGGCACACGCCAAGTACATGGCCACACTAAAGGAAAACAGGGACGCGGCAAAGGCGGCGAATGACAAGGTCGCGAAACTGGAGAAGGATGCTGCGGCTGCTAAAGATGTTCTGGACAAGGAAGTTGCCAAGGGTGATAAGTCCACCAATAAGCGGAAGGAGGCTCTGGCCAAGACTTCGGTTCAGATTGCCAAGGATGTCATCAAAGCCAAGGCGGATGCCGCAGAAGCAGACGCAGATGCTGCACTCTGGTCGAAGGACGAGCAGGTTGTAGAGGAAGGTCTTGCGAACTCAGCATCGAATCTTGAAGAGCTTCGTAAGAAGGTAAAGGATCCTCGGTACGTCTCCCCGACAACAGCGGCGGTAGCCCCGGGGGCAGTCAGTGCAATGGCCGTACAGGCCGCGGCACCCGCGAATGCTCCTCAGTCTCCAGTGAATACGGCTCTCCAGCAGTACACGGCTAGTCGTAGACTCGTTGAGGCCAATCCTATGCGTGCAGAACGCCAGCGTCTACCTAATTCTGCTGCCGCTGCCCGGTCTCTTGTGCAGCAGTATGTAGAAGAGGCTCCGGCTCCTGCTCCAGCTCCAGCTCCAGCTCCAGGCATCGTGAACCCTCTCGCTCCTACTCCCGAAGGCCTGGCGGCTCGTGCAGCTGCCGAGCAACGCCTAGGACTTGGAGAACGCGGAACTCTTGGAATCCCCGTTGCTCCTCAAATGAATACCCCTCTAGTCCAGGGCGAAGTTGTGCCCCCTGTAATTCCTTCAATTTCTTCTGCTCTCGCCGCATCTCTGGACGTGTTCAACCCTAATGCTGCCCCTGCCCCCGCACCGGCACCGGCACCGGCACCGGCCCCAGCACCGGCCCCTGCTACAACTGGAACAGCCGTCCCCGAACGCACAGTGTCCATCGATTCTGGAGTGTTAACATCCCTTGACCAGTTCGCTCCTCGTCGGCCAGCGTACACTGCTCCCGCCCCCGAAGAGGCCGCAGCCCTTCCTCCCACAACACCCTCTCCCACAAATATCACTGGAACTATTGATGAAGCCTTTGATATGACATTCCGCGACGCAGTCACAAACTTCATCAAGAGCGTGGATACAGAACTCAACCTCAAACTCCTCAACGATGAGAACGTGGAGCAGGCGTTCAAGGATAAGCGTTTGACATCTTACATTGCCGATGTCAAGAAGAACCATAAGGGACAGGCGTTCACTCTCCAGTTCCCGTCTCACGACTTTGTGAAGTCTAGTGCGGCCAAGGGAACGGGATGGAATGCTGGAGGCGGAGACTGGGAGATCCCGGTAGAACGCAAGATGGGCGGAGATACTGTGTTTATCTCCATCGACAAGTTCAAGTACGGATCTACACTCGTGAAGCAGAAGAAGGGTGGAGTTCGCCCCAGTGGCCCGACGTTCCGTTTCGAGTTTGAGCTGAATTATCCGCAGGAGACAGTGGGTGGACGTCGGCGTTCACTTAAGCGGCGTAGGAATCCGGCTGCTCGGAAGACGATGCGTCGTTAAGATGTACCCTGTAACATACGTGACAAACAGCAGATTAAACCATGTGATGTATGATGGTAGCTTGTAGAGAGCCAGGGCTCCCAGCGTGGTGAGAATCATATAGATAGCATCGACCACCAGAACCCACTCACTCCCCTTCATTGTCGTATACAATTTCATGAGGTCCATGATATCGTTTTCGCCTTCGGGGATGAGAGGAACTAGGAACAGTCCAAACAGAATATCGTGAACCATCTGCACTGCCACAACGACAATGAGGAAGAAGAGGAGACTGTACGATCCTCCGATCGCATATGTTATCAGCTGGGCGAGAACGAAGCCAATCACCATAGAGGATACGTCAAGGACATAGGCAATAACTCCAAAGCGGTCATACCACATGTTGATAGGTCCATCTCGGTCCGCAGTGTACCTCCACACAAACAGTCCAGCAGTATCAACCACCGCCGCCGCCGCCAGAGATGCCAGGAGAAGCTTGCCGTCCCAAAATTTACGAAGATCCATTATTTAATACAGACAGTAGATGTTCGTGGTTCTCGTAGGCGGGTACCCTCATCAGCGTGCTGAATTCATGGAGATGGCTGGAGCAATAGACGACAACCGGATTGTGTGGGTGGATGACAAGAAATCTTTTTACTATATCGCCGACCTCTTCGTGTACTTTGGCGGTCCGTTCTCTGTCCCAGCTGGAAAACTCATGATCACCTGGAGCGGAGACCATTTGGAAACTCTCCACCGAGTCTACAAAACTCTCGGGGTATAATAACTGATGTTTAACATCCTCTGGGTTTTCGGGGGATTTCTCGTAGGCATGATTGTCACAACGATCTTCGTCCCGCCGCAGACAAAGCATAAACTCGTCCCAGATGTCCACAACCCCTCAATTGTGTTCCAGAACCCCGAGGTCGAGAACGGGTGTTTCCGAGCAACGGCCTACCCTGTCCAATGCACCAATAGTATTGATTTTCTGAACATGTAAACAATGAACGTCTCGTCAATTGTAAAGAAACCTGAGGCCAACTACTTTTTCTCGTTCGTCGTCGGACTTGGACTCGCTGTCCTCATGTTTCACCGCCCACAGTCGGAGATTGACGTATCGGCGATTCCGCCAGGCAAGATTCGAGAGATGGTCACAAGGGTAGACGGACAATGCTACCGTTTCCGAGTGGACGATGCGTCATGCCCGGCATCGAGAGTTTCGCTCTAATACATATACAAATGGACGCTACACCCCTAGACCAGCTGATGCCCCCAGGAGGATCGCAGCAGCCTGCTATGTCTCTCCCATCTGCCACCACGTACCCTCAGATGATCACGCCCGGAACGTCGGCGGCGATTTACACCCCTCCTCCCCCGACGCAGACTGCCCCGATGCACCCTGGAGCCGCCAAGAGCGTCCTGAAGTCCATCATGACCTACGTCTCGATCTTCGGTGCCATCTTCATCATCTCTCTGACTCCCGTGCAGTCCCTGTTCCTTCGCTACATCCCGAACGCTTACGGAGGTTCGGGTGTCGTCTCGCTGACAGGTGCGGCGTGCCTCGGCGGATTGGGAGTTGTCCTGGTGTACATCCTCCAGGTTCTCCTCCAGCCGCTCATCTAGTATAAATCAGACTGGTTTATGTCTTGAAAGAATAGTAAGTATAGATGCTCCAGGCGATCTTAGATAAGAATCGCCCGCGTTCTCGCGGACCCGTATACGATCCAATCGCAGCTGTGTTTGATCGCATTCTTCTCGGTCCTGGACTTCACCTCACTCCCATGTTCATTCACAGACACCGGGTGACACATATCGTCAACTGTGCGGAGAAATCGGCGTGCCCAGCGTGGGCATCTACGCATGCTGGTCCAAGTAGGTACATTTCCCTGGGAGCCCAAGATGCCATGGGCTTCCCGCTGATTCGGGACTACTACGAAGCGTTTGAGAAGGTGATGGATATGTTCCTGCGGGATCCAGGATGTCGGTGCGTCTACGTCCACTGCCAGGCAGGAATGAATAGGTCGGCCACCCTTCTGGCCGCATACCTCCACAAACGGTTCGGAATCCCGATGGAGAAGGTGGTAGAAGTCATGGCCAAGCAGCGTCCGTGCGTGATGACCAATCCGTCGTTCGTCGAACAACTGGAAGAATTTGGATCTCGCGGAAAGAATAAGTAATGTGGGCGTCCGTTCAGTCCGCAATCACAACTGCAAATGATGATCCCATGGGAGCAGGAAACGCGATTCTCGACCAGGCTCTGGGTCCGTCCTACGATTACCTCCAGACCGTGCAGTCTCCTGCTAAGTTAAATGTTGGCGACCAAGGAACGATGAGCCAGGTCGGAACGAACGCGAATGCGATCAAAACATACGTCGATAATCTCATTACAGGGCCCAAGGCTGGAAATCAGTTTTTCAAGGATACGGGTGGAATGTGCCGTACCCCTGGATCAAAGGACGATAAGGGAATCGATAAGGGTGATGGTCCGGTAGTTCCGCGGTTCACGTACACCAACAACCGTATGGGAATGGATGACGCAGCTGCTGTCCTGGGTCCCAGTTTTTCAAAGGCGGTGGCGGGAAGCGGGTTCGACGGAATTATTCCCGCGATGGGCGGTGACATTGCGGCCCTGAACCCACTTAAACTCATGAACGGTCTGGTACTGGACGGAGTACCGCCGTGTGTAGCGTATACTTGCCCCGTGACTGATATCCAAACTGGAGTATACCAGGGAACACAGACTCGATTTATATCCCCGTCTCTGGAGTTCAATATTACCCCGTGCCGGGCAGCTACCGCAGCAGAGACGTCATCCCTCCTAGCAATGATTGCGGCGGAAAAGAAGGCGGCAGAGAAGGCAGCCAAGGACGCAGCGGATAAGAAGGCGGCGGCAAATAAGCCGGGATCAGGGGCGAGTGCGAGCAAGGGTCCGGTCAAAGGAGTTCAGGCAGGTGAGAAGTATGCGAACTTCCAGGAAAATCTCTATCAGGCTCCTATGCCTGTTGACTACATTGACCCGGTCTCATATCTCACGCTCGGTGCGGCCGTGATGGTGTTTATCGGATACATATTGATGAAATAACTTACGAACGAATCCCGAGAGGACAATAAGACGGTATATGTCCTCGGATGTATTCAAGGTAAAAAAGACTCGAGATGGCGGAGGATCTAAAGGACGCGACCAGATTGGTACTCTAGACTCCCTGCACGAGAAGTATGTGGACGAGCTCCACACCGGTTCTTCGGATGAATCGGTGCGAGCCCTGGAGATCCGCCTTGCTGAACTTGAAAGGGAGTTGGAAGGAACGTTCAACCCTTTCGTATTCGATGATGTCATGCGTCAATCAAAATTACAGGCTGAACGCGATACGCTCGCGAAAACTATTGAGAACGTACGCGAAAAGCGGGACATCCAAAAGTATTACATGGAGAGCGGAGACCTGATGCTGGATTACTACGCTCCCCCAGGCAAGAAGACGACGTCCAAGGTAGATTTCGGATCCAGGATCCCTGGAACATTCGACAAGCTGTTTTCGGTGACGGAGACGTCGGCAGGTCCGTCCAAGAAGAAGATGTTTGACGAATACCTTTCTCGTCGCGGTCTATCCAACGGTCTGAACATCGCCGAGAACGCCGATAATATCAAGAAGATGGCCGAGCACTGTGCCCCCTGCAACATCCCCCGCGAAGAGATTACTTCCGAAGGTATTCTCGTATGTCCCAAGTGCGGATCGGAAGAGTATGCCCTCGTGGTCTCTGACTTTCCCAGTTTCCGCGATCCACCGAAGGAACGGAACAATTACGCGTACAAGAAGCAGAACCACTTGAACGAGATCCTGAACCAGTTCCAGGCCAAGGAGAGCACTGAGATCCCTGACGATGTCATGAACGAAGTCATCTGTGAAATCAAGAAGCGACGTATCGACAATATCGCTCTACTGACCGAACAGAATATCCGCGAGATCTTGAAAAAGCTGGGTAGGAACCGGTACTACGAACACGCGGCCCACATTCTTTCGCGTCTGAACGGTAATCCCCCGCCCACCATTACACCAGAGATCGAGGACAAGATCCGGGCTATGTTCCAGGAAGTGCAGGCACCGTACCTCCTATACTGCCCCGACGAACGCCGGAACTTTCTGTCGTATTCCTACATCATCTACAAATTCCTGGAGCTGCTGGAGCTGGACGAGTACAAGGTCCACTTCCCGCTTCTCAAATCCCGTGATCGGCTCATTCAGCACGATACGATATGGAAGAAGATCTGTGAGTATCTGCAGTGGGAATTCATCCAATCTATATGAGATGAATTCGGGAATTCATTCAGAGTATTAGGATTACAGACTTTGATGATGAGACGATATGTAGACAGCATTTGTGTATCCGAGTGCATGGAGTTTATCTGTTGCAGTTCGTGCCCGGTGTCCCGTATTGCAGTATGCCAATATACGTATTTGCTTATTTGGGTATAACTTAGGTATCGTAGCTTCCAACTCTGAACTCGGAATGTGAACGGATCCAGGGTAAAAACCGAGCGTGTTGCGTTCAACGGTTGTTCGGACATCCAGAATCAAATCGATCTCTCCATGTTTTATACGACTCCGTGCCTCTTCCGAAGAAATTCGATGTGGGGAATCGGTTGCGTAGAGGTATACCTGGCGTATAATTAGAACAGCCGCAAGTCCAATAATCCCATAGACAACAAGGGTACCTGTTTTCATTGTCCTTATATACTAATAGATAGACTATTCCTTATGTATTCGATTTCGTCCATACAATGTATGCCAAAAAGAGCCCAAAGAAATTTTTAGCAAATATGTCCAGTATGTTGTACCCGGTGTTCTTCACTGTATAGCTCGTCACTGCGAACACACCATACAGCCCCCAGAAGAATACAAACCAATAGAATACAGCATTCTTGAATCCATCCTCATCCGATGGCAAGAACGTATCCTTAATATACTTAAAATTCAAAGCGAACGGGATAAATCCTAAGGCTGTAGACGTATAATGGTTCAAGTAACCTAGCTCGCCAATGAGACCAAAAAGCAGCATTGACGCGTTTAAGAGAACTATGTTTACGATGGGCCCTGCATGATTCGATAAAAATTCGCTTAATCTAGTTGGTTTACTTCCATCGTGGTTTAGAAATGCTGATAAGGTAATCAACATTAAGGGCGTTGTAATCGCCCAGTCTAAGTACCGAAGTGGAGTTATGTTTCGGGATACCTTGCTGAAGTAGTAAATCAACCAAACATAGAAGGCCAATTCAATTCCCTGAACAAACACTTCAACCTTCAATAAATCTTTCAAGATTTCGTCTTTTTCACTTATGTGTATGTTTATTGCCACATAGTCAATGACTCCAACTATGACCTGGACTAGTAAAGAAATTACTCCACTGATGTAGATCATAATACTACCTTTACAGTAGAGAAAATATATATCTACACCTCAACAATCTTAAGTTCGGCACTATAGTATTCGGAATCGTAGTTTTGTTCCGTCTTCGTAATATCACTGTAGCCTGCACGCTGCTTGCCGAGAATAGGGTACGCAAACACCCACCCCTTCGTCTGCAACCGTTTCCAGTGCTGGTCAATCGCGTATTCGTCATACCCCTTTCCCAACTTAAACAGTTCAATCGCCTCCTTGAAATTCTCGATCAGTGTGTCGTAGTACTCCCGTTTACAAATATACGCAGGTGTCGTCTGGCACGTTGTTCCAGTCACAAACATATCATTGACACGGATGACTTCCGATCCTTTCGTAAAACTGGGTGCCAAGACAGCTACGTTGTACTCAATGTGCTCTAGACTCTCAAGAGCCGCACGGATCTCGTGCGACTTCTTTGTCCACACAAGATCATCCTCAACAATCAGAACGCTGGGAAGGTTTCGCTCCCTTGCGAGTTCTAGGCATCGGAGATGAGACATGGAGCAGCCGATCTGGGGAGGATCGTACGTAATTGCCGGAAACCTTTCGTGGGGAAATCCTACACACGAAAGCTCATTTTCAACGGAGGTTCGGCGGTCCTCTCGAGAATCGAGATTAATATAGAACGTGAACGGAAGATCGGTGACGGGGCGTAGGTGGCAGTCTGGAGAATACCATCCGTTCTTACCCTTGACATGAACGTCCATGATCGTCTTGAACACGTACTCGTACTTGTGTGCTACGTTGAACATATCGTAGAGCCTCACTGCACGTTCACGGATGTACTTACGATCAAACTTTCCGTCTACGGCCAACTGAACTCCTGTACAGAACTCCTGAAGCGTATGACAGTTCAGACCGGTCTTGAATGGTTCAATCGTGTCTGTCTGAGCCCCGTACTCCACAGAGATTGCGGGGGTTCCGCACAGCTGAGCCTCTACAACCACTCCACAAAAAGGTTCGACGAACATCGTGGGTGCGAGAAGTGCCTGAAGTGAGCCCAAGTACTCTCCCCGCTCCATACCGCTGATCGGGGGCTTGTACACGATATTTGGCAGGGTTAGATACTTTGTAGGATCGCCCTGTCCACACAGAATGAAGCGGACATGGGGCATACGCTTGGCGATTTCCACAATCACATTACAGCCCTTGCCGTCGTAGATACGACCAAGGAACCCAACCGTATTCATCTTTGGTGTGAGCGACAGCGGCCATTCCATGGAATCAAAGTAATTCTGAATGACAAACCAGTAATTGTGTCCCCACTTCTTCTCAACACCAAGAACCTGGTGCATCCAAGCATAACTCTCGAAGATTCGGTAGTTCCGGGTAGAGTCATTGTACCCTATCCCGGACTCACATATAACAAAGCCAAGACCTTCGAGAGCTGTATTGTGCGATATACCAAACGGGAGGCATACAATGTCAGTTTCCGTACTTCGGTAATTCGCGATAAGGAGAGGACGAAGACGGGCGTTGAATTCCTTATAAAGCGGTGTTGACCAGTTTCCCAGATCTCCAATAAAGGAACGGTGATCACTTAGATGTTTCACAGCTTCCTCTTGTGTCTTCTCTGGGTGGAGATGACGGTAGGATATGACACGCAGAGTATCCCATTCTTCGCGACTCAAAACCTGCACTTCCTTCGTCGCCTCTGTCGCAGACCCCTCGACTCCATAATGGTAGACCTCGAATCCCCGAGACATCATCATGCGAGGAAATCGCAGAACCTTACCAGTGTAGGCACAGTGGCTAAAATCATTGTTTGTCACTGTGTGAGGAAGACCCAGAATGTGTAGCCGTATGGGCATTTAACTAATGTTAATGGACAGCACGTAAATGAAGCAAAACGGAAACAGGATCTTAGAGGCTGGGACCTTAGACTAGAAAATACAAGATGAAGCCCCGTTTCTCAGCCTCCGATGTCGCATCTCTCCTCGGCCTGAATCCGTATCGTAGCAAGAATGAGTCTCTGCTCAAGGTTCTTACCGGGATGCCCAAGTTCAAGTCGGTGATTCTGGGTGTCAAGGATACGATGGGGGCCAAGACGGACAACGAGATCGTGGCCCAGGCGAGCGGTCCGGCTCTTCAGGCCATGTGGGAGTCGGTGGACATGGCGTGCGGGGCTACCTCTGACTACCAGGTGGAGAAGGCGATCACGACCTTCAAGCAGACTCATATTCGCCAGGTTGTTCAGGAGACGCTGGAGGGTAAGCGGGTACCTACAACTCCGGCACTCCAGGAGGCCGTGGCCCGTGTGATCGCAGGGCAGATGGATGTTGCGACGGAGACTGCTCTTCTGTGTGCGAACCCCGAGGTGGCTGCCAAGATCGAGCAGACGCAGGAGCACCAGGCTCTGGCCTCGGAGATCCAGAAGCGGCGGGGGACTCGGCTGGAGGATAAGGCCGAGAACAATCATGCAGCAGCCACGGGCAAGGATGTCACCGAGCGTAACTCGTTCGTGGACTTTGAATGCGAATCGTATCGCCTCATCGGATACCTGGACGGTATGCAGGACGGGAAGGTCGTGGAGACAAAGAATCGTAAACGGTTCTGGACGACTCCACCAGCGTACGATTTCATCCAGCTGCGGTGTTACATGTTCATGAAGGGCAAGCGGGATGGCGTTCTACTGGAAAACTTCCCTGGTCGCGGTCCTCGCACGACAAACCTGCCGTGGGACGACAATGCCTGGGATCTCATTCACGAGGGTCTCACCAGCGTGGCCAGCACGATTGCCAATATCACCGAGGAGGACGCACAATCACTTGCGAAGTCAGTATTTGCGGCGACGAAGAGTTAGAGACCGCCGAGCCCTACGAGTCTTCCGACGTCCTCCACGTAAGATCATGGTCCGTCCGTTATAGATGGAAAAGAGTGTTCCGGCCTTGATGACCTGCTTCCCGCCATCCACGAGGTTAACGATCCTGTTTACCTTGAACTTTCCCTGTTTGGTAAGCTCCCGCGGGAAATCTGCCGTAATTACGATTTCCGACTCTTTTATCAGTTGGTTCGGCACGAACTTCGCAGAGCCCAGTTCATATAGTGCCATTATCTATACTGGTGAAAATGGATCACCGTCGTCTATTTTTGTTTTGGAGCAGCTTACACAACAAGAATGAACAGACTCCTCCATACCATCTTTCTCGACAACAAGGACAACAAGAATCTCTGGGACACGTTTGAAGCCGAGTGCCAAAAATTCTACAATGAACCGGCACACAGCTTCACGGAAATGCGGACGCGAGACAACAAGAAGGTCCGGGGCGATATCTTTGAAGACTTCTGCGTGCTCTACCTCAAACACATCAAGGGATACGACGACGTATGGCTCCTAGCGGATGTCCCTGACGCAATCCTGGGAGAACTGGGAATGAAGCGACCGGATGTGGGCATTGATATTGTCGCAAGGAAGGGCAAACTCTATTCGGCCGTGCAGTGCAAGTACAAGAAACAGGAGACGAAAACGAAGATTGTTACATGGAAAGCCCTGTCCACCTTCTATGCCCTGTGTATGCGGACCGGACCATGGGAGAAGTACGTTGTGATGACAAACTGCTCGTTTGTTCGGCACATGGGCAAGAAATCCAAGAAGGATCTCTCCATATGCCTCAAGACTCTCCAGGGCATCACCAAGGCACAGTGGATTTCCATGTGCGGAGTGGAGGGTCACAAGGTAGACGACGCTCCTGCTGCAGCACCACTTCCTAAGACGGACGAGGATGTCCGCCAGGCACGATTGAAATTCTTCGGTAAGATATAATGGCCGCATCTTCCACTTCCGCCGCTCGCAGTGGTGCTCTCCCCCCAGATCCTAAGGCGGCTGTGTCTCTACCCCCCGATTCGCCCGCCGCCTCGCTGCCCACGACCTCGGCTGCCACCGCACTGGCCGATGCCATCCCTGCACTTCCGACTGGAGCGTGGACTGTACAAAGCGTTCTGATTTTCACGTTCGCTATCTTGTGGTTTACTTTTGGCCTCATAGGGTTCGTCCTGTCTATCGTGTGCTTTGGATACTCCGGATCGACGGGTGAGAAGATCATGGGTGTCATCATTGCCCTGGCTCTGGGTCCCTGGTTCTTCCTCTACTATTTTTCGAGCGGATCGTACTGCAAGCGTATGCCCCCCACTCTCTTCTAAACAGCCAAAACGAATTTGGGAAGGGTGAGGTAATCAAGCAGAACAAGAATGTTGAGAATCACAGATACATCACAGGCTCCCGAGGTCGAGACGAACTACACGTTTCCTCTGGATCCCTTTCAGAAATGTGCCGTAGCCGCTATCCAAGCCCGCGAGAATGTCCTGGTCACCGCCAAGACGGGCAGTGGCAAGACGCTGGTGGGCGAGTACCAGATCGAGTACTCGCTCAAGAACGGCGGGCGGGTATTCTACACCACCCCAATCAAGTCGCTATCCAATCAAAAATTCCACGATCTCTCGCTTCTCTACCCTGGCAAAGTCGGAATCATGACGGGGGATGTCAAGTTCAAGCCCCAGGCAGAGGTGGTGGTCATGACCACCGAGATTCTGAGGAATCTTCTATTCAAGATCGGGTCGTCTACAGAACATATCGGGAGCACAGCGGCTCTCTCCCTAGACGGTGTTGATGCGATCGTCTTCGACGAAGTCCACTACTTCAATGATCCCGCCCGGGGAAAGGTATGGGAAGAGTGCCTGATTCTCCTGCCACCCCGTATTCGGCTTGTCCTGCTTTCGGCGACAATTGAAAGTCCAGACGTCTTTGCTCAGTGGATCGGTGAAATGAAGCAGGTTCCGACACATCTTATCTCGACACAGTACCGGGTGGTTCCGCTTGAGCACCGGGTTCGGGAAAAGCTGCTCATGGACGAGAAGGACCAGTTCAATGGCCAGGCCTATGCTGAGTATCTTCGGTATCTCAAGGGCGTCGATGATGCGAATAGGAAACATTCTGATGCGGTGAAAGCTCGGGTTGCTGGTGATCCTGTTGTGGCCCGCGAGATCCGTTCTAACGGATTTCTCCACCAAATGAACGAGATGGTGGACACACTACAGCACGAAAACAAGTTGCCTGCGATGTTCTTCGTCTTCTCCCGTAAGAACTGTGAAGCGTATGCGTCCAAGGTGACATCTACTCTCATTGATGCGTCCGAGGGTGCCGTCATCCGGCACCGCGTGAACTTCCACCTATCTCGGTACCCGGAGCTCCGTATGCTTCCGCAGTATCATACCCTCTTGGGTCTCCTGATGAAAGGCGTGGCGTTCCATCACAGCGGGATGCTCCCAGTGCTCAAGGAGATTGTGGAGATGCTGTTTGCTGGCGGCCATCTCAAACTGTTGTTTGCGACAGAGACGTTTGCGGTGGGAATCAACATGCCGACCAAGACGGTGATCTTCACGAGCTACCGCAAGTACGATGACGATGTAGGCGATCTGCGGATGCTAAGGACGGACGAGTATATCCAGATGGCAGGACGGGCGGGTCGGCGTGGCAAAGATACGCGAGGATTTGTGTACTACCTCCCTGATCGCAAGCCTGAGACGCTGGAGGATGTGCGAACCATGATGACGGGGAAGCAGCAGTCCCTGGAATCTAGGATGGATTTCCACTACGACTTCCTTCTGAAGTGTCTTCAGAATGGGACTACGGGATGGCTGGGGATGATGGAAAAATCGTACTGGCACGACCAGCGTCAGCGTGAGTTGGCGGTACAGAAGGCAGAAGTCCTGGAACTCCAGGGGAAGTATACGGGTCTAGAGGTCTCAGAGTTTGAATTGCGGGATATGTACGAGACGCAGATCAGGGCGACGCAGAATGCTGAACGGAAGCGGGTTCAGGCCCTACTGGATTCTTGGAAGAATAAGCATGTGGGTCCCAAGTGGGAGAAGGGGTGGCAGGAGTTCAAGGAGTTCAAGAAGAACCGGGAGCATATCGCTAGGCTGGAGGAGAAGATCGAGTTGACCAAGAAGATCGAAGTGCCCTTCCTTGTCAATCTCCAGAGGCTAGGGTACGCCGATGGTGAAACCTTGACCGAGATGGGAGTTATGGCGTCAGAGATCAATGAGGGCAATCCTCTGATCATGTCCAAGATGTTCGGGAAGTTCGGGAAGCTGCCCCGCAACGAGATGGTGGCCTTACTCTCGTGTTTCGTGGAGGGAGAGAAGACGGAAGATCCCATCACCGTATCGTGCCTGCGGGTGCCCGATACACTCAAGAATGCTCTTCTGATGGTACACGTCATTGCCCAGGATCTGTATGATCACGAGAACCCCAAGAGCCGTCCAGAGTACTGGACGATTCACAACTACTGGCCCGAGATCGTGTACCGCTGGATGGGTGGCGAGGAGATGGGGGTTCTGTGTGCCGAGTACGAGGTGTACGAGGGCAATTTCATGAAGGCTATTCTCAAGACAGCCAACATCGTGGACGAATGGATTACCTTGGCCACGTATACGAAAAACCTGGAGGTCTTGGAAACTCTGCGTGAGATCCGTCCAGATCTCGTGCGGGGCTTGGTGGTTCCTGACTCGCTGTACCTACGGCTCTAGACCTATGGAAATTCGTCGGGGTAAAGAATAACGATCATGAAGAAGATCTGGAAATATATTTTTTATGCTGTGCTCGTCCTGGTCATCCTGTACATCGTCTTCAGGTCTACACGCGAACGGTTCGCGTCTGTGAACCCTATTCCCACAGCGGCAGATATAGATGCGTTATCTGCTTTATTGAAGGCAGGTGATCAGGATGCGGTGAAAAACAAGACACCAGCACCCCAGATGGCAGCCAATATTGTGAAAAAGGCTCCTGAAAGCATCAAGTCCATAATTAAGTTTTCGCGTGCGAACGTTATACCCCTACTACCGTACCAGGTTGTGAAAAACAACACAACACCCGACGGCGATATGTTAGATTATTGGACGTTGATGTTTATACCGTGGTTTAAGGATAGTCTCGTTCTACCCCTTGCGTACGCCGTGAAACAGCAGAGTTCCCCTCCTACCCTGTCCGCATTCATCGATATGGCGGTGAAGATTGTTAGGGATAACTCTCCAAGTAATCAGCCACTGGAACCAGATCAGCTAAAACTCATTGAGGCTGCGAAAAAGGGAGAAACAACGATGCAGTTTCCCGATGGCAACACCTTTCCGAATCCAGGATATTGGGCGTACAAGTATATCTACGGAGAGCCAAAGTCGGCATCCTCCACCCCGACCTCGACTTCCTCAAGGACGTCGTCGGGAAGTATTGGCGGAGGAGGCGGAGGCGGAGGAAAGTGTACTCCGTCCGTTCTCCAAATTCCAGGTGGAGTGACAGAGACAAGGTGCTTCAGCAACTAACGCCGCCTCCGTCGTCGCCCAGCCTTCCGTGTGTATGCCCGCTTATTTGCCGTCGCAATTGCCTTATGCAAAAACGCAGCCGTCTCGCGATCAACGACGACCGGGTTCTTAGAAGTCTCCCGGTTCTTCCGTTGATTATGTAGTTTCTCTAGCCGATCAAGAAGCAGTGCTTTCCTTGACAGTTCACGAAACTTCTTCCGAGTGTCCATTCCTTACTTACTCCGCCGAGAAAGATACGACAATGCGGTTGGGAGTATAGTCCTCCCACTTCCGATCAAGAACGTCCTCGATCTCGTCCTCATTTACAATATCCTGGTTCGTAGGCCGACCGTTCTCGTCAGGCATTTCACGGTGGATGCAGAGTATGTTTCCGACAACGGTTGGTATATAATCGATCGACTTTCCTAATCCAATTCCCACCGTCTGTCGAATCGTCCAATCCTGGCCGACCCACTGAGTTGGTCTGTCAAGAACAGAATACATATACGCTCGGTTGTGATGAACAGACCACCGAACGTAGATGAGATCGCCGTCATGTTCATCATCAAATTCGCCGACCTTGTAGTCGTTGTCTGAATAGAAGTTGGGATCATCAGGAGCTATGGGAGGTGGAGGAAGGCGGTTCATCTTTGCATACGATTAGGTGTGCCAATAAACGGATTCGTTTTGATTATCTCCGAGATGTATGGTCAGGCGGATGCGGATATTATTTTTGGCATACTGTTTCCAGTGTCCGTCAAGGAATGTCCGCTTTTCCCAACCGTGGGCAGGCCGTCCCATGGGATGGGCATGCGTTTCAAAGTAGAGTTCTTCAATATCAATATCCCTCAAAATCTCCCCTAGGAACCAGTTCAAACTTGCTCCTATGGTAAGACCTGGAGGAGGAAACCGTCCGTCCATGAACAATGTCCCCGATACCGTAAAACAAGACACTGCAAAGTGATCCTGTTCGTCGCAGTCTTTAACAGTAATCTCTGCGACTTTCACAAGTTTGTTCGAAGGGTTGAAAAAGGCAGGCTCTCCCGTGGTTGTTCTTGTCAGCATACACAATACTTCTAGCAAACACAATTTACGCCGTAATCCGGCGATCAGGGAATGTAATATTCAGCTGCAGGGGTAGAAGAGCCCCTGAATCTGCCACCTCCTCCCACCGCATGTCCAGGATAATCTTCTTCTGGAAATCAATT